TGACATGATTTGCTATGCATTCGCAGAAAAGGAGGGATACTCAAAATTTGGTTCTTATGTGGGCAACGGAAGTGCTGACGGCCCGTTCATCTATACCGGATTTAGGGTATCAATGGTTATTTTGAAGCGTACAGATTCGGGTGGATCGTGGACAATAAGTGATAGTGTCAGAGATACCTCAAATCCAATCACGCCATATTTATTTCCTGCCGCATCTGATGCAGAAGCGACTGATACTTCTAATGAAATTGATTTTCTGAGTAACGGGTTTAAGTTGAGACATGACACCAGAAATAATACAAGTAGTGCAACCTACATTTTTATGGCATTTGCGGATCAACCCTTCAAATTTAGTAATCCGAGGTAAAAAATTATGTGGAAATCAGGCGATACAGTAATTCGCGAAGGCAAGTCATGGAGAGACTCTAATGGAGTTACTCACCCGCAAACGTGGGCGCGATGGACTGACGACGAAAAGAAAGCAGCTGGGCTGACTTTTGTTGCTGATCCAAAGACTTGGGACAACCGATTCTACTGGGGGTGGAATGCTGATGAAACGTCACTCATCGAAAGGAACATCGCAGATGTCAACGAGGTTGACGACGATGGAAAACCGATCCTTGATGAAAACGGAAATCAACTCGTCACACTTGGACTCAAATCAATCGCTATTACAAGAACAAAAGAAACAGCGAGAGGAAAACTATCGCAAACTGATTGGTACTGCACGAGAGCGTATGAAACGGGAGGTTCCTCGGCGATACCAAGTTCCGTATCAGATTACAGAACGGCTGTCCGCAATAAATGCAAAGCTATCGAAGATGCGATAACCGCGTGTGATACGCATGCGAAGTTCATGGCCTTGTACGATACACCTGTGGACAGCAATGGCGATCCGACAGGGAATGCACCGATCAACGATTGGCCCAAGGAGATATAAATGGACAATCGAACTGTCGCTTCAGCACATTCACAGATCAACAAGGTTCAGTCCAACCTGGCAACGCATGAGGCAGTCTGCGCGGAACGATGGGCAGAAATGCTGCATCGTGTCAAACGGATTGAAATGATTATGATCTCCACTGCTGGAGCGTCTTTGCTCCTGCTCATATCCCTTGTACTAAGATCGTGATCTTTGAAGCCATTGCAGTAGTTCAAACAGCGAATACCGCCATTGGTGCGGTGAAAGAGCTACTCAAGAATGGCAAAGACATTACGGATTGTGCTGAACAGCTTGGCAAGTATTTCGACGCAAAAGCAGAGATACAGAAGAAATCAGGTAGCTCGCAGTCAAGTGGTTCCGATTTAGAAAACTTTCTCCACCTCGAAAAGTTACGTCAACGCGAAGAAGAGTTGAAGACCATGCTTATTTACCAGGGCAGAGCAAACTTGTATCAAGATTTTTTGAGGTATGCGGCAGAAGCAAAACGCAACCGTGATGAAGCAATCGAAGCACAGAAAAAAGCGAAGATTGCAAAGCGTCAAAGAAACCTGGCTTTGTTACGGTCTATGGTCATTGTATTTATATGTTTGTTGGGATTGGCTAGTGTCGGTGGCTTTATTTATTGGATCTCTACTATGAGGGCCGTATGATTTATGTGTTTGCGTTGATTGTCATGACAGCAGAAGGAACCGTGATACCAGACAAGAAGGCATATTTTTACTCAATTGACAGGTGTAATTACTTTGCTGATCGAGTGAGTAGAACAAGATACAATTATTGGACTAAACGCAAGGTGCAAGCGTATTGCATCCCTGAGTGGGTCAACCCGAAAAGCACAAAGATACTGAGGTAACTATGCTTGGAGTTATTGGCAAGATACTAGGATCAGAGAAGGTCATCGAGAGTGGTCTGAAGCTGATTGATGATATGCATACCTCGACTGAAGAAGAGGTCAAAGCCAAGGCTGATGCGAAAACCCAGCTTCTGCAAGCTTACGCCCCTTTCAAAATCGCTCAGCGCTACCTTGCTTTGATGTTCGGCCTGACGTTTCTGGGTAGCTATGTTTTAGTCCTAGGTATGACTATCTCAGGCCAGGGTGATCCCGATGCAGTGACTAAGGTGATGGAGCAGTTCAGTATTAATTATGCGATGCTTATCATCTTAGGTTTCTATTTTGGTGGCGGCGCTGTCGAAGGCTTCTTGGATAGGAAGAAAAAATAATGGCTAGATCTTTGATGCGGAAGTTCCGCGAAGTCAAAAAGAAAGATGGTGTTCCAATCAAGTATACAGCTGGTGCTGCCAACCCAGAAGCCAGGAGAGCAGAGATCAAGCGCACAGCGGAGAAGTATCGTAAGGGTACGCTCACCAAAGAGGAGATGGACCGCATTTCCAAACAAAGGAGCAGATCATAATGGCGACATACAAAGGAATCAGCTCAAGATTTTCTCGGTCCACCATGGAGAAGGTCTATAAACGTGGGCTTGGGGCGTACTATTCTGCGGGCTCTCGACCAAAGGTTTCAGCACACCAGTGGGCAATGGGAAGGCTCAAATCATTTGTCACAGGCAAGGGTGGTGCGCGCAAGGCAGATAAAGATTTACTGAACAAGTGATGAGGTTTGCGGATATGGATGTAGACAAGCTGAAAGACCAGTTGATTCTACATGAGGGATTGGAGTTAAAGAGTTATCAATGCAGCGCAGGGTACATAACGCTCGGTGTCGGGCGCAACGTCGAAGAGTTAGGCATCACAGAAGACGAAGCCAGGTATCTTCTGGACAACGACATTCTGAGGGTCAGCAAGGAACTGGACAACGCGATGCCCTGGTGGAGAGACATGAGCGAGGTGCGCCAGAGAGTTGTTGTTGATATGGTGTTTAACCTTGGTGTGAGTCGTTTTCTCAACTTTGGACTTGCCATCAACGCGATGCGGGAAGAAGATTGGGAAGAGGCGGCAGCTCAGATGTTAGATTCCAGGTGGGCAGACCAGGTAGGCCAGCGAGCACATCGTCTTGCCAAAGCCATGATTGAGGATCAGTTGGAGGTTTAGATGCCAGAAAAACTAGAGCGAAGCCTGATGGCCCAGGCTAGAAAGAAGGGGCTCAAGGGTAAAGAACGCGACAGGTACGTCTACGGTACGCTTCAGAAAATCGCAGGGCCAAAGGAGTCTGAGAAGGCTTCTCGCACAGGCAGCGTAAGGCGTGGCTAAAACTCCTGCATGGCAGCGCAAAGAAGGCAAGAACCCGAAGGGTGGTCTCAACGAGAAGGGTCGAAGATCTTATGAAAGAGAGAACCCAGGATCTAACCTGAAGCGCCCAATCAAGTCGGGTGATTCGCCACGTAGGGCAAGTTTTCTTGCGCGAATGGGTGCAGCCAGAGGCCCAGAAAAGAAGGACGGAGAGCCCACTAGGTTACTTCTGTCACTCCGAGCTTGGGGTGCAACGAGTAAAGCGGATGCCAGAGCAAAAGCTCGGGCGATATCAAAACGAAACAAAGCAAAAGCGTGAGGTGATTTATGCCAGGTCATTATGGAAAAGGCTCAGGAATGAAGCCAAAAGGCTCACAAATGTCAGCCATGAAGAAGGCCAGAGAGAAGAACAGAGAAAAAATGGGTGGGGCTAAACCACCCATGAAAAAGATGAAGTGATCAGAGGCAAACGCTCTGCATAAAGGGGATAACAAAACAAAGTAAAAGCATCCAGTTGGTGTGATTGATCCCAGGTAAATACTTACGAGGCTTTCGTTTTGTTAGTTTTGGTTCCTCGCAAGTCTTTATAAAAACAGATGCTGGGTATGGCACGTTGTGCTGAATCCTCATTTGCTTGGCTCTCTTTTTGATCTCCATGAAGACTTGATGCTTGGCTTGGTCTATGCGCCCTTCAATCGTCCATTCCAATTGGGTGATTTTAGGTCTGATCCAGCTGCGGAGATTTGATTTTTTTCTCTTAAAAAAAGCATCGAAAGACAGAGTTTTTGGGTCAATCTTCCGGTTCGTTCTTCCTGTTTTCTTTCCAACCATTATCCCTTAAACCTATCCCAAGAGTTTCCTGTGCTAAGTGGGTTTGTTGCTGGCACAGCGGTCTTGTCTTTGTCGTTGATGAAGACCTTTGTGTTCAGAGCAGTCGGCCACTGTCTAGCCTCTCCCTGACCCTTCTCTTTGATCGTGACCTTGAGGTTTGCCCCTACGCTACGAAGAGTGTCCAAGGCTTCCTCGATTGCTTCCTGCTGTGAGACTTGCATCGGGGCATACCGCCCTGTCTGCTCATCGTAAGGGGTCTTGACCTCGAACCAGGCGCTTACCTGATACTCTCTGCCTTTGCTCACGCCAACCTCTTGTTCTCTTAGCGGCTGCATTTTGCTGTTACTGAAGTGTGGGTATGCCATAATTTTCTCCTAGAATGGTATTTTTTCATCTTGCTTGTGATCACCAATGTTTTGTGGTTGTGGCGCGGGGGTGGGATCAGGCTCTGTGCCGTGTGTCTCTGCAACAGGCATTTCTGGCTCACTTAGCTCCTTGCTTTTCTCGTCCAACGCATTTGTGACCATCATCAAAAGAGTTTTACTTGATGCCGCAAGTGACTCCAGTTTTTTCTCATTCTTTGTTGTCCACAAATGAAGCTCACCAATCTTGGTCATATCATGGATCTCTTGACAGGCTTGCTCTGCAAATTGGGTTTGAGTTTCTGCGTTTTTTTGTTGCGGAGATCTGTTCACTGGCTTTGGCTTCGCCTCTTCCTGATGCGATACGATTGGTTTGGGCGCATCATCATCCTGCTGTGCGATACCAAGGCAAGCGGCTAAGGCATATCTCCTGGCGTATGTAATCACAGCGCCAGCTTGTTGTGCTGCTGACATCCGACTGTTTGCTTCTTGCGGTAAGGAAAGCATTGACTCGATGTATTCCCCAGATTCATGCATCAAGATCGTGGTGACTGAGATTCCTTGAGCGCTTGAGCCAAGCATCTGACATACAGATAACTTGTTGTTCGTCAGTGGTTGCTTGACTGCATTCAAGATATTCGCCAGATCTGCATATTTATAATTATGGCCCTGACTATCTTTTGTTGGATTCTCGACCTCAGCTTGGAACTTACTCAGTGCAGCGGCTAATTTACCGATACTCTCTGACCTATTTGCATTACTTTGTGCGTCGTTCATTTTATTCCCCAAATTCTCTTTGCTTCTTCAATAACTCCAGGCGGCTCAGACCACGAGATGTGATCAAAGTCTGGAGCCTGGCTCAGTAATAGTGATTCCTTATCGGTATGCGCTTTGAGATTGTTCTCAATTGCTCTGTGATGGACCGACATCTTCTGACAACACTGCTCCAAAAACTCAGGCTGAAGCTCTTCACAGTTGTCTTGATTGAAGATGGCGTATCCATCCTCATTTGCGTACAACAACCACACAGGCTTCCTGCCGTTGATGTACCAACCACCCGCCACCTGGAAGACGTTGTTGATGGTGAACATTCCATCCAGAGTCTTTGGTAGTGACGCTTTGCGCTTGCCAGACTTGGCACGAGAATCCTGTGTAGGCCATTTTGTTTTTAGATCGCCAACGCCTACATAGTCAGGGCGGTTGATATGAGGTAGTTCGTTGTCGAAAAGACAGCCTTTGAGCTCGCTTTCGCCAACGATCTGCTGCCCTGACATCACCTCTCGCAGTCCTTCAACACTGGAACGGATGGTGTCTGTCAGCACTTCAGCGCAGATCTCCCAATCTCTAGCGTCCTTGCCTTCATCCCAGGTGCGTATTGTATGACCGTGAAATTTTTTTAAAGCAAGATCGTAGATTTCCGCTGGATCTTGTTGTTTTATAAGGATTTCATCACACGCCCACTGCACCACAGTGCCAGCCCACATCTTGCTGTTTGAGCTTTCGTTGTGCCTGTGATCAAGCCTGTTGATCGTTGCCCAAGCATCCTCAACTTCATAATCGTCAACTGATGTTCTGGTTATGTCCCAAGCTTTTGCAACAAGTGGTCGGACATGGCATTTGTCGAACAATTCTTTTGCGGGCTCAGCACTCTTACTATTCTTGTGATGATAGTAGTGATGCCTCAACGCCCAATCAGGTGTAGTCATCTTCGGCTCCCCCATAGTGGCCCACAGGTTACGTCAACCATGATCGATGACGGAACCCCGTTGATCTTGCGTTTACCCCAGATCGGTATCGCTCTCAGACCTGATGACTCGCATTCCTTGATAGCGTCGATTGTTTCTTGGCGAGACATCCGAAACACCTCAGACTGCAGGGTCAGTGACTGATCAGGCATCTGCTCAAGCACAGATACCTGTTCAGTTGGCTTGATCGTTTGGCTGCTACATCCGACAACAGATAAACACAAAAAAATTAAAAGCTTTGTTTTCATTTGATTCCTCCCTCAAGGTCAGCAATACGCTGACCTAACCAACGCATGACAGGGACTGCCATGCTATTTCCCATCGCCTTATAGCGACGGCTATCCGGTGCGGTCTTACCGCGCCACGGAATATTTGTGTAGTCATCTGGAAAACCTTGTAACCGTTCGACTTCAATCGGTGTTAACCGACGCACTAGCTTTTCTGTTGCAACAGCAGGAGGATTACTGCACCCACTGCCGCCAACCTTGACCGTCGGTGCTATGTTCTCAAGAGCGTCAGGCTCAGACATATTTGAACTGAACGCCACAAGTGGGGTATCTGCGGAACCTTTCGCCCATTTAGCTGTGACAGTCGGACTAGTCTTTTTGAGCTGCTTGACTCTGGAAGCGATAGGATGTGATTCGTAAACTAATGGCACATTGTTGCCGCCTGTTCCCCATCTGGCTGTGACGGTCTGACACGCCTGTCCTAGCTCTTTCACCCTAGAATCAGTGTGATGGCACTCGTAAACGACCAAGTCTTTTGAGTCCTTGTAGTCCCGCGCCATGCAAGTCGATCCTATGCCCTTGGTTCCGTACTGACCAATTCGTTGGAAATCAAAGACCTCAGTGCCGTGTCCAACGTTTCGGGTAATGTCTTGCCCCGTCTCTTGGCTCTCCGCAGAATTCCTTCTGCCGCCTTCTGGCTCAAACAATATCTGTCGGATATGTTCTGGCTGTCCTGTAGCACATCCAACAAGAAAGACTCTTCTGCGTCTTTGGGGGACTCCAAAGTATTGTGCGTCAAGCACACGCCATCCGAATGAATACCCGAATTGAGCCATCGCCCCTGTGATGGAGCCAAAGTCCCGTCCTCCATTGGATGACAGACATCCTGGAACGTTTTCCCAGATGAAGTATTTGGGCCGCAATCGCTCAACCATTCTGCAAAACGTGAGAGCAAGATTGCCTCGATCATCGCTGAGTCCTTTTCGCAATCCTGCGACGGAGAAAGACTGACAAGGTGTTCCTCCGCAAATAACATCAACTGCTCCTCTTCCATAACCCCAATCCTCAAAATTTGTCATGTCCCCGTGGTTCGGTACGCTTGGATAATGTGTGCTGAGAACCTCCGATGGGAAGTCCTCAATCTCTGAAAAGAAAACTGGTTGCCAACCCAATGGCTGCCACGCCACGGAACAGGCTTCAACGCCTGAGCAGACTGTCGCGTACCTCAAAGGATCTGCCCCTCTCGTCCAAACACCTTTTTGGATACACCAAGTGTATATGGGACCCGCCCTTTACGATCGCCACAATAGATTGTCAGGCTTTTGTCTGACACTTCAATGACTTTTCCGATGTTGCCGCGTAACTCAACGCGATCTCCGATTTTTAGTGCTAATCTTTCACTCATGTCGTTTCCCTCTGTGTTCCATGAATCAGACTCGAGAATAGTCGCTGTGACAGATGCTGTCAACACCCCCTGTGAAAATAATTGACTGTAGCTGTCAATCGCTTATAATCCAGGCATGACTTTGAACGAATACAAGAATCAAAATGAGATGTCCTACGGACAACTCGCGGAGCTGCTCGGGGCATCCCATGCCGCTGTTGTCAGGCGCTGGTGTCTACGCCCAACGCATCCCGATCGGATGATCCCAAGTCCGTCGTTTATGAAAAAGATTCATCAGCTCACTGAGGGATCTGTGCAGCCAAATGACTTCTATTGTTTCGATGAACAGTCGTAACAAGGGTCACAAGTTTGAGCGAGAAGTCGTTAATTTAATTAGAGATAATCTTGGTATAGATGCGAAAAGAAACCTGATGCAGACTGCGGAAGGTGGTTTTGATGTGCTTGGTGTTCCTGGTTGGGCTATCGAGTGCAAACGTTATGCGGTAGCCAAGCCAGCCGATATCAAACGATTCTGGCTGCAGGCTTGCCAACAAAGTGAACAAGGTGAACAACCTGTGCTGATAATGAAGCAGGACAGAAAACCTATCCAGGTGTTTATCAAATGGCAGGGAGTTGGCTCAGATTGCTTTGAGCTTGAGGATGTTCGCGGGCTTGCCGACGTTAGTTTTGATCTTTGGTGCTGCATCGTTCGAGAACAGCTATAACCGTTCCGTAATGCTCTTCGCCTGGCTCCAAGGCTCGATACCCGTTTGGAATGCGTGAAATAAACATTACAGGAAAATCATTGAGTTCCATCCAACCTTTCATCTCTTGAATCAGTTTTAGCGGATCTTTATAGAAGAACATACTTGACAACCTCTCTTGTGGATAACTAAGCTTCGCTTTGCGTAGCTAAGTTAAACCCTAGTTAAGCTTAGTGGTTTTGCTTAGTAGCTAAACTTAAAAAACTCTTTATATAAAATAACTGGAGCTAAACTAAGCTTATAGCTCAGTTTAGCTTCAGTTTAGCTTAGTTAGGGTTAAGTTCTTTCAGCCTGTATATCGCAAATTTCTTGCCGTTCTCCTTGCCGACATAGGTTTCAATGTTGTGTTTTTTTGCTCTCAGGTCTGCAATCCTTGCAGCTAATCTAAAGCAGCCAAACTGCTCCAGAGCTTCAAGCGGAGAGATACTGCCATTACGCTGTAAATATCCCAAAATATCTTTTTCCTGACTCATTTGTTGTCCCTCAAATTTTTGTACAACCAGCTGACGATGATGATCTGCGCTATCACCAGTAGCCAACCAGTAACCGACATTGCTAGGTAATAGTTCAGTGAATCGAACATTTCATAATCTCTTCAACCTGATTTAGGGCTTCCTGATAAGCCTTTTTTGCGTCTTCATCTGAGAGGAAAAGAACACAACCTTGAGCCACTTCTCCCAGATAAATTGCTTCCTCTCGATCGTCCGTGAGAATTCCCTCTACCAATGCTTTCACTAAAGCTTCGTAAAATGTCATCATCATTTTGCTAACTCCTTCATCAACCTGAGATACAAATCAACCACGATGGTCTCTTGCCTGGTCAACGAACCAGACTGAATCATTTCGTTAGATATAACGTGAGCATCCTTGTATGCGGCTAATGATTGCGCTAAAAGCTCTTGTGCGCTTGCTGGTGCGGTTTTCTTTGTGTTGTCCATAGTTATGCTCCAGTAGATCTTGCGACAGAGATAACGGCTGATCTTTTCTTGCCACCAAATTTAATGTCTAGCTTCACTGACTCGATTGTGAGATCCGATCGAACCAAGCGGCAAGATAACTCAACTTCATTGCCAACCATATCTTTCCAGAAACCCTGTTCTGGCTGTTGGTGGATTGGTGTGTACAGCACGATTGCTTCGTCATCGCCCTGGCTTAGTATGACCAGGTAACGATCGTTGCTGTAGCGGTGTTGTGCGTCCCGGTAGACGCCGAGTATTGTCCCATTAAGCTGCATAACTCCCTCCGTTTCTTGTAACTCAGACAGAGGATGAATGATGTGACAGTAACTGTCAAGTGTTAGTAAACACAAGGGATTGTGCTAGAGTCTGGTAGTGGGACTGCTATATATACAGTTGG